CTGTAAAGACTTTTATGAATTGGCAGGCGAAGGGGCTGAACTTTGGCTTTTGGTAGTGGCTAAAACTTTGACTTTAACAGAAGTTTTAGACCCTACCCTCGATTATGCAAAAAAATTATTGATGTCCCAACAAGGACGTATCAAATTATTGGGTATTACAAGAGTTCCTGATAATGCTTATAGTCCTACCATTACGCAGGGAATTGACCCTGATGTAATTACAGCAGTTACTAAGGCTCAACAATTAGTGGTACAAGAGCAGAGTTCTTATAGACCTGTTCAAATATTAATTGAAGGTCGTGCTTTTCAAGGGAATGTAGGAACGGCTTATAATTTTTCAGCAGGTACACAAAATAGAGTTTCAGTTGTATTAGGCTACGATGCCCCTGGAATACAAGCCACTATATTAGGGCGTGCATTAGGTAAATTAGCCTCTTTATCAGTCCAACAAAACATTGGGCAAGTAGATACAGGAGATATTGGGATTACAAATGTATTTCTTTCATCAACTCAAAATATTAGTACTTTTACGAGGGCTTCTTTAAATATTTTGACTGATAAAGGATATATTTTTCCTATCAAACACCCAAATATCAACGGTTTCTTTTTTAGTAATGATCCTACTTGTACTGATATAAATGATGATTACAATAGAATCACAAGAGGACGTGTAATGGATAAAGTTTTTAGAATTGTGAGTGCGGTATATGTGCGTGATTTATTGAAATTTATACAAGTGAATGTCAATACAGGCAAAATTCCTGCTGCTAATTTAAAAGCTTTACAAGCCAAAATGGAAAGAGCCATTAACCAACAAATGACTAATGAGCAAGAAATTTCTGGTGTTATTTGTATCATTGACCCATTACAAGATGTTATTGCTACAAATACATTGAAAGTTAAACTTGATATTATACCAGTTGGATATTTTGAAACTATAAGTGTAACAATTGGATTTTCAAACCCTAATATAACACCATAATTATGATTAACGGATATGAATATGCTTGGGAAGATATTACAGTAGTGATGTTTGATAGAATAATCAATGGCGTTACTGACGTGAAATATAAAACTAAGAGAGAACAAGTCGAAATTTATGGCAGGGGTTCAATCCCTGTAGCATTGGGTAAAAGTAAAAAAGAATTTGAAGGTTCTATAATACTTTTACAAAGTGAGGTGGAAGCACTACAAAGAAGTTTAACAACAGGTAAGGATTTAACTGATATTCAAGCGTTTGATATTACGATTAACTACACACCTGAAGGTAGCATTCAGACAGTAACTGATGTACTAAAAGATTGTCGTTTTACAGAATTTGAAAAAGGTATGAAGACGGGCGATACACACAGGGAAGTTGAACTACCTCTACGTATTGGAAATATTACTTACAACGTATAGATTATTTATGGAAGATATTAAATATTTTTTTTCTCAAAAAGATAAATTTAGAGAAACACAACCAAGTGAGCGGGAACTAAGTGATTGGGAAAAAAAACACCAAAAAATATTTCATTTTGAAGTAGATAATTTTTCTTGCTGGCTCAAAAGACCAAACATTGAAAACATTAGTCTTGCTACTTCTATTGGCAAAACTTCTGTAGATATAGAAACTATTTTGCTTAAAAATTGCTGGCTTGCGGGCAATGAAATTTTTTTGAATGATGACGATTATTTGCAAGCCATCGCCACTTCTTTTAGTAAAGAAATTGAATTACCTGAATGTAATATTACCGAGTTGGGAGATAAAGAATATTTATTACAATGTAATGAATATGAATTTAAAATCAAAAAACCAACAAGGGAACAAGCATCATTGGCGGAACAAAAAAACGTAAAGAAGAAGCCTTTTGTAACTGCTCAAAACCTTTTAGAAATGGTTTTGATTGAGGGTGATAAAGAAGCACTCAAAAATGATGATTTTTTATTGATGTCGCTTTTGAAAGCCGTTCAAGAAGTTCAACAAACTAAATTAATTGCTGTAAAAAAAAATTAGACGAATTAAAAGAAAGTGATATTGATTTTATCACTTTCCAAAATTCTCTATTACAATATTACTTTCATATTCCCTACCCTGAAAATTTGACTGATGATGAATGGTGTGTTAAATTAAAATGCCTTGAAATTATTAGACAAAAAGAAAAAGAAAACACAACGAGATGAAAGCTTATGAATTAGTAATACAACTCAGAGATGGCTTTTCAAATAATTTTAACAATTTTAAAAAATTATCTGAATTGGCAAAGAGTTCTGTGTCTAATTTGAATAATAGTATAAAAATTCTTTCAAGTACAGCAAGTTCGTCTTTTGGTTCCGCCCGTAGTGCAGTTGCAAACTTTTCAAATTCTGTGCGTAGTTCAGTACTTAGTGTAACATCTTTGCATGGTGCTATTTTTGCAATGGGCAATGGTGCAAAAATGGGATTACAAGGTATTGGTAATGCTATGTCTTCTTTTAGTTCATCTGTTGCAAGTGCTATTTCAAGCGTATTTAGTCTAAGAAATGCACTCGTATTAGCAGCTGGTGCTTCCGCTTTTGGGTTGAGTGCTATCAAAACAACTGCGGAAATACAAGGAATGCAAAATGCTATTAAATTTGCTTCAGGGTCAGCGGTAGAAGGTGCTAATAATCTTAAATTTATTCGTGATTCTTCTTACGAATTAGGTTTTGATTTAAAAGCAACTACTGAAGGGTTTAAAACTTTTGCGGGTGCTATGATGGGTAGTAAGTTTCAAGGGGAAGAAGTAAGAAATATGTTTAAACAAGTTTCTTATGGTGCCGCTGTAATGGGATTAAGTGCAGATGATACTAAAGCGTCTTTCCTTGCACTTGGGCAAATGATGGGCAAAGGTAAGGTAAGTGCGGAAGAATTGAGAGGGCAATTAGGAGAACGCATACCAGGTGCTTTTCAAATTGCAGCACGCTCAATGAATGTTACTACTGCACAATTAGATAAGATGTTGCAAGATGGTAAAATTATGTCAGAAGATTTCTTACCTAAATTTGCCAAAGAAATGGAAAAAACTTTTAAGTCAGGGGCAGATGCTGCTAAAAATAGTTTAGGGGCAAATATTGCAAGGCTTAAAAATGATTTTACAGAATTGCAATTATGGTTCGGGACTACTTTTGAAAAATCAGTTGTTGCAGGTATAGGTGCATTGAGAAATTTTATAGCAGGTATCAAAACATTTGCAGAAAATTTTAGCATTATTTCAGATGCTTTTGCACCTTTAAATCAAGCACTTTTAGAGGTTAGAACTGATTTAGAAAAAGCAGGAATATCTTTTAATTTATTTGGAAAGTCCACGAGTTCAGTGGTCGGATTTATGGAAGGAATTGCACAAGTAATTAGAATGGCTTTGCCTTATATTTTACCATTGGTAGAGCGTATTCCATTAGTAGTACAAGCATTTAGACCTATTTTTGAAAGTTTGTACTCATTAGGTACAACGATTGTAGCAAACCTACAAATGTTATATCCTAAAATTTTATCAGTTGTAGATACAATACTACAATATGTAGCACCTGTAGTGAGTGAAGCGATTGCATATCTTGCACCAGTATTTAGTTGGATAGTTAATTCATTAGGTTACTTTTTAAGTGCAGCTATTGATTTTATAACTCCCATTATTAAGTTAATTTCTTATTTAGGAACTGCTATTGTGCGGTTAGTTGGTCCTTTGGTTTATGTTGCTGGTTATGTTGCAACTGGCTTTTTTGATGCTTTTAGTTGGGTACTTGAAAAAATAGGTTGGTTGATAGGTAAAGTAACGGATAGCATAGATTGGCTTATGCAAAAATTAGGACTTGCTTCACAACAAGCTTCAAAATTGGGAGCAGAAACAAATAAGATTGTCGAAAAACAAGGCAAAAGAGATGAAATAATAAAATTAGGAACTTTCGGAAAATCTTTTGATAATACAAGTGCAGAAGAAATTGCAAGAGGATTTAAGGGTGATGGAACAACAAGTAAATTAGGTGTAAAAGCTTTAAATGCTTCTTCTGCTAATCCTGCACAAACAAAAGACGGTGCTGCTTCGTCTCAAATGTCAAATAACATCACAGGTGGAGGTGCCAAACAAACACATATCATTATCAATATAGGCAAACAGGTTGGTATTGAAAATATTAACACATCACAAACAAGTGGATTAGATTTAGATAATGTTTCAAAAGAAGTATTAAAACATTTAACAAGAGCCATTAATGGTGCTCAATACGCCGTAGAAACACAATGATAAATAAAGTACCTGATTATAACACAAATAATTTCGACATCAACGACCTTTATCGGTTGATGTTTGGCTATGTCGCTTTGCCTTATCCTGCTTTAGGCACTCGTTTAGCAAATAATATTCCTTTTATTAGAAAAGGCGAAGATGTAAATAATCAAAGAATTTCTGTTGATGATGGTTTGTTGCTTGGAACTTATGAATTAAGTAAAATAGGTACGCCTATTCGTATGCCTTTTAGATTAGCGGGAATTATGTTACCCAACGAACCTATCGTTGAAATATCAGGAGGTAAATCAATCGTAAGTACTGAATTGGCGGGTGGTGCAGGAGCAATAAAAGAAAATATGGGCTTAAATGATTGGCAAATTTCTATTAAAGGAATCGTTGTAAGTGATGAACCTGATACCTACCCTGAAAAAGAAATGAGAGAAATCTTAGAGATTATCAACAAACAAACATCTTTAAAATGTGAAAATGATTTAATGAGAATTTTTAAAATAAATCAATTAGTCATCAAAGATTATAGGTTCCCTGCAACCGAAGGAGCAATAGAATGGCAAGCTTACACCTTAGAATGTTTATCAGATACAGACAGAGAATTAGATTTTTTTGACCCTTCAAGGGCATAAAATAAATCAATTTCTTTTGTTTATTTATTTGGTATGATTAAAAAAGTATTCAATTTTTTTTTATTTTTTTTATACAAAAATAATTCGTTTTTTTGAGAGAAAATAAATACAATATGTATGTGTTCGAATATGAAATAACAATTGGGAAATATGTTTTTGGGAAGAAAAACAAAACTTTACATTCTATTGAGATTAATAGTAGTTGGAAATCTATTGGTGATACTTGTAAGTTGAAGTTTGGAAATTTGAAAAAACAACTTAATAACGCGATTAAAGTTGGTGATGAAGTACAAGTAAGAATGGGTTATTTGGGTAAAGAAATGCAAACAGAGTTCAAAGGTTTTGTTGCAGAAATACAACCTAATCAACCTTTTGAAATATTATGTAAAGACTACGTTTGGTTATTAGAAAGGGAATATATAAGTAAATCCTGGGCAAGCACAACTTTAAAAGATGTACTCAAATATGTCGCTGAATACGGACTACAAAAAATAAAGGGTGGTAAACCAATTATTAGTAATCAAGTACCCAACATTGTTTTAGCACCTTACAGAATAGACAAAGCAACGGCAGCACAAGCACTAAAAAAATTACGAGATGATTACGGTTTGGTGGCTTATTTCAGAGGGCAGGATTTATATGCTGGCTTGGCTTACGGGGAAAGGTTAAACAATGATGACAAAGTAAAATACATTATAAATGGTAAATATGCCAATGTAGCCAAAGAAACAAACCTTATTTTTAAAAAAAAAGATGATTTAAGAATAAAAATAAAAGCAGTTTCTTTTTTACCAAATAATAAAAAAGTAGAAGCAGAGGCGGGAGATTTGGACGGAGAAACGAGGAC